GATGATCCCGCGCTTCGCAATGCGCCACAGCAGACGCTGACGCTTTGCCCTCGGCATCTCGTTGTCTTTCAGCGCCTGCTTTAACGCCCGTAACTGGCTTTTGTTCAGTTCGCCGTTAACGATCGTCGCCATCTCTCACCGGCGCGCCGGTGGCGTCCGCTCCGAAAATGTCCGCCATTTCGGCGTAGTCATAGACCGCGTCAACAACGCCCCACATTTGCCCGTCCAGCGGAATGTGGCCGTTTTCATCCGGCGCAATAATGACCTCGTCAACAAGCGGCACGGTGATAGTCACCAGTGCTGACTCTTCGTCGTACAGCTCAACATCAATGTCCGGGTCGCCCAGATTCAGGTCGCTGCGGGCATCGTTCGCCCCTTCCATCAACCAGACCGTAATGAGTGCGTACAACACCGCCGGATCAAACTGCCGGTAGGGCAACTTGTCCCACTCCAGAACGCCGTCGTAAGTCGTGATGGAAATCCGGCGTTGCCCCTTACCGATATTCTTCAGCGCAGGTGTTAACTTCTGGTTATCCATCCAGCTGTCTGTCGTCTTCACCCTTGCAGGCAGGCAGCTGTCCAGGAATGCGGTTAACTCCGTTAACTGACTCATGACAGGGACACCGTAGCCCGACTCAGGCCCAGAATGGCGCGTACTGCCTGGCTGGCCTCCGTCAGCAATCCGCTGCGGGTAAATGACTCGGCAACGTCGCTACTGGTACCCTCCGGCGCGGTCGCCTTTCCCGTCCGGCTGACGCTGGTCACTTCGCCGATCAAATCGGCTTTTGCCAGCGCGTATACCGCTTTTTTATACTGCGCGGTCGTCTGGTTCTCATTGCCGGCTTTCGCACCGGGCAACCCAATGGCCGAGGTAAAACCCTCGGCTCGTTTGGCCGCTTCGAACCCGGCAAGGCGGCGATTGATATCCGCGACCGCCGTTAGCAACGCCTGGATTGCCGTGTCGCCCTGCAGCTGCGGCGGGACTTTCCGCTGCAACTGAAATTCCCCCAGATTCAGGTCGGGCCAGAAACTGCCCTCGCCCTGAATGATGGCCTCGTCCTGGTAATCCAGACTCTTGCCACTGAATCCCAGCGAACTCATCGATCACCCCCTGTTAAAGAAGCGGACTGACCAGCATCCACGGCGTGATTCACCAGACTGGTGTCACCCTCCGCTGCGTCCGCTCCGCCGTGCGGCAGCCGTTTGTTTAGCGCCCGTAAGCGCATCTCGATTTTTTCCCGCAACGTCTTCACCCCGACAGGCGGGTGGAAGGCGTGCGCCTGCGCCAGTAGTTTTTCGGCAGCCTGCAGGACGCTGGCGTCCTCAACGGCTGACGGCATCGGCCTGCCGTTCCTGTCGCGAAGCAACAGCAACGCGGCAAACTTGAACCACTTCGCGTTAATTTCTTCATGTAGCCGCCATTTCTCGCGCACGTTCGCGAATGTGCGTGAGAAATACGGCTCTACGCTGTGCCCGGCTTCGGCTTCCCCCTCCGCCCAGGCCAGCACCGTGTCGGCAACGAACGCCGAAAAGCTGCGCTTAACGTTATCCGGCGTGGGCTGGTGCTGCTCGATGGCGATGTCGGCCCAGTCCAGCGCCTGATCAAACTCACCGGTATCGAATAACCAGATCACGCAGTAAGAAAACACCATGTTGGTGTAGTGCTCGCCGCTGCTCAGATAGCGCTCAACCGTGGGCGCCCACTTTGGCAGCAGCTTGCGGCGCTTCATGTCCACCCGGTCACGGATTGTCGGCAGCTGGCGCAACCGTTCAACGTCCTGCTGCAGCTCACGCAGCTGGATGTGAAGGCTGTCAGGGTTGGCGCTTAACGCCTGTCCCTGATTTAGCGTCTTTTGCGCGGCAATCCTGGCGTTATGGCGCAGACCGGGCGACAGGCTCATGGTTACGCCCCTGCGCCTGCGGCGGCGTCTTCGTCCACGATAGTGACTGCGGATTCATCGATCGCGCCGTACAGTTCGCGGTAGCCGAGCGCATAGCCTTCATTGCGCAGGTATTTGTTTTCGTACTGGGCGCGGTCTTCGACAAACTCGACTTTGCGCTGGCGGGTGTTACGCTGGGTCAGCACCTGCAGGTTCGCCGGGATGGTGACAGCCAGACGTTTGCCCGGCATAAACGGCGGAATGGCAGAACGGCGACCGGCGACAGAGTCGGCCAGCAGCTGCGCGGCGATTTTCTCCGTTGGTTTGTCGGCTTTGCCATACAGTCGGAACTGTTCAGCCGCCACCAGATCCGCACCTACCATGATGGTGAGGCGTGGGTCGTTGCGGAACTCCTGCGGGATTTTGGTGTTGATGATGTCGGCCGCCGCCGCATCCAGCGATTTATAATCGCCACCCGGCCCGATTTTTACCGGGTCAGTGATGATCTGCGAACCGCCGTTAAACTCTTTGGCGATCTGGTGCCAGCCTTTGTTAACGTCCTGCCCCAGCGGGTTAGCGTCCGGGTCAGTTGTCGCCGCAACGCTGGTACCGTTAAAGCCAACGCGCAGAATGTCGAGGGCGAATGCCTGCATGGTGAAGGCATTCACCAGTTGCATGAACTCGTTCGCGTCGCCGCTGTTCGCCCAGTTCGACAGGGTTTCCCAGTCCAGATCGACAGCCGAGTCCGTTTTCGCCAGCGCATAGGTGTTGCCGCTCACGCCGATATTGCGATGGAATCGCCCGCCGGCCGCGCGCCCGGTATGCAGACGCGACGCGCCCACGTCCACGACCTGGCCCTGCATCTGATCGACGTCTTTCATGGTGATGAACTGCAGGAAGTCCAGCGATTCCTGTAACGCCTTGCGGATGGCGGTTTCCATTGGCGGCGTCACCGCATAATACTTGCTGCGATCAGCAGTTTCTGGCAAACCGAGGTTCTTAAACAGCGTGCTGAAATAAGCGTCCATCGCCTTACGGGCGCTGTCGCTCAACACACAGAGTTGGTTAGACATAGTTTTTTCCTTTTTCCCGCCGCCGTTGGCAGCTTTATTAGTTGAGGTAAAGCGCGCTTAACAAATCGTCGGGGCGGTAGTTTGTTCTTTTTCGCCTGGATTTTTATCCGGTAATTGCGTGAACGCCTGATCCAGCTTTTTAAATTTCGGCAATAAATCAGGCAGGGCTTTAAATAACTCTTTCGCTGTTTCGCTGCCAAGCTCCTGGCTAATTTCGCCAAATTGTTTTTTCAGTTCGCCGACGGCGTTTTCCAGACTGGAATATTTTTCCACTGTCAGCGCCAGTGAATTATATTTTTCCTGCAAGTCCGAAAGCGTTTGTGCCATTCCCTGTAGCGCTTCGGTAAATTCTTCCCCGGATTCGTCTTTATTTTCCGGTGTCTTCACTACTGGCTTTTCTGGTTCCTGCGGTTTCACCCCAAAAAGACTCATCCATAAAGGTTTCTTTTCATCAGACATCTTTTTATCTCCCGGCCGTTCTGTGACCATATCGATGACAAACGGCACCGGAGCACCGTAGATAGTGTTATTCTGTTTGGCATTAAAACGCATGCGGTCAGTGCCAATACTGGCGGGCTGGTTCGTTACCCCCAGACCTTTTAAATACGTTTTCCCGGAGTTGCGGAAATTCTCCACCGGCTCAATGGAAGCAAACAGCAGCTGGTTGTTGCGGTTTGAATAAATCAAACTCTGTGCCGGCGAAAGACGGGCATACAGTTTAGTTAACCCGGTATCACTCTTTTCTGCCTTCAGCTCCAGCACCTCGCCAGCACTACCCCAGTAACGTTCATGCTCAGGCCAGATCAGGGCGGTATAAATACCTGTTGGATCGTAGGTTTCGGCCATTTCGGTAAGCCATGACGCCGGGATCTCGCGACCGTCGACCGTCTCGCCTTCGGTTGCGATGCAAATCCAGTCCGTCATTAAATGCGATGCTGCGCTACTCATTGCGTTGTCCCGGTTAATTATCTGCACTCAAATAAAGTGAAATTGAGTATTACGGATATTTTTTAGCGGGGCGATTAGTTTGATTCCGTTTATTTCGGATATAAAGCCTTATCAGAATTAAACAGAATATACATTATCACCGGGTGTTTAATTCCCCTGCATAATGCCCTTTATGGCTATATATCCCGAAGCAATTAAAAAGGTAGGCGCGTTCGCTTTACTTAAAAAGCTGGACGCCTAAAGAGATTGCCGCCGAACTCAAATTAACATCTGCCCGCATTGTGTATCACTGGGCGGAGAAATACGGCTGGACGGATTTACTGGTCGAGGAAAGCGTTGATGAATGTATCCAGCGCCGTATTCGCACGCTCACGCACCGAGAGAAAAAAACCGAGCAGGAAAATAAAGAGCTCGATCGCCTGATAGAGCATCACGTCAAACTGATTGCGCAGAGTAATAAACACGCTGAAAAAATGGCGGCGGCGCAAGCAGCTGCGGCAGCGGGTGACGGCGGCAATATTGGTTTTATGTCAGCGGGAGAAGATTCACC